TGCCTATCCAGACCATAGCTGGAGCGACGACGCACCTTTGTAACAGCTTTATGAAAATCACTGGTTGTGAGTCCTAAGTGATTGGGTGGTTGAGAGAGACGTTCACGGATCAATTCTGACCTGTGAACACCTTTTTCTTTAGCTTCAATGGAGAGCCGATCGACAAGCTCTTCAGGAAGATAGGTTTTGATTTCTTTCATGGCAGAATGTTACTTACGCCTCTTAGGTTTTTTTCTTTTTTGAGACGGTTTGACACGCGGTTTGTCTGGTTTGGACTGTAGGCGAGCAATGGTCTCGTGATAGCCAGGAGGTTCTGGGACGTTGCCCCGTTCCAAGATCTCAGTCCAATTCATCCCTCGCGCGTATAGATGAAAAATATGTCCCCGAAGCCCAGATGCCAGTTATACCAATGGATCTGGGTGGGGACAGGGTATGGGGACATCTAGATTTGTCCCTGTTCTTCCTCGCTCAGCTCAATCTCAACCGCTCCATTCATCAGATGGGGACAAGAGAGTGTGTCCCCCTCCTGTTGTCCCCCATCAGATCCGTTGTCAGCACTGGCATACGCTCCAGAAGGGGACACCTTCCACACCTCTCCACACGCGAGGTTTGCCTTGTATTGCTTGGTTCGAGATCCTTCTGGGACGTGCGAGACGATCAGCTGTTGAGATTCCAGCCTTTGGAGCGTTTTCTTGATGGCAGCAGGAGAACCAGCAACCAAGCGATCCAGGATCAGATCGTTCTTGGAGCGAGATTCGGGGTAAGCGACTCGAAGGCGACTAAGAACCCGACCAGTCACTGACGCTGGAGCGGTGTCGTCATCATCAACCTCAGGCGTGAAGTCTTCGATATAGAAGTTGAGGTCTTGGTTTTGACCCAGCTTGAGCTTGGTGCCAGAGCGTCCACAACGGCTCTTCTCAATGAAGATGACCCGTTCATGCTTTTCGATCCGTTCGTCCTTCATGAGGCGGTTCTCAAGCTTCTTCTCAGCGCTATGGGGGTTGTGGAGCGCCCAGGTCTCATCAACGGCATCACGGATGGCTGAGGTGCCACGGAAGCCACCGTTCTTGTTGGCGTGGTGGATGATCAGGATCGTGGTGGCTGGGAACAGATCACCGTTGTTCTTGGTCAACCAGTACAGCGGTGTGGCGAAGTCAGATTTGTTCTCGTCAAACGCCTTGCCACCAGAGCATCCGATCAAGGAGTCAATGACCACCAGCTTGGGCTTATAGGTCTCCATCAGCTTGATGAACTGGGCGTAGCGCTGAAGCTGCCAATCGGTCTGGATGAAGGTCTGATCGTTGATCGGGAAGTCGTTTTCAGTCAGCTGCTCCTTGAGCTGAATCAACGGCTGATCGCCATTCAAGAGAAGGACAGGGCCTTGCTCTACAGGAACCTCTGCGCCACGCACCTTGAAGGCTTTGCCACTGACGATGTGCTTAGCAAGGGTCCAAGCGGCTGTGGACTTGCCATCACCACCAGCGCCATAAATCAGGATCACTGAGGGGTGCGGAAGAACATCAGGGATCAAGTAGCCACGCTTGTCTTCCAGCTCCATCAACTTCTCAACGGTCATTAGCGACTGCGCTTTCTCGAATGCGATCTGATCGACGATCAGTTTCTCAAGAGCGGACTGATCGCGATAGCCAGCTTGAAGCGCAAGAGAGTTGAGCTTGTAGTTGACCTCAGCGGGGTTATCAATTTCAAGGATGCGTTTGGCACGCTTCATCACCTCCTCAAACTCAAGAGTTGCCTGGCGATATTCAGTTACAACCTTGGCTTCTGCGGATTGAACGATCTGGGAAATGTCGTCTGAAAATCGTTTCCGTTGAGGATCCTCCCGGTCTGCAAGCCAGATCAGAGTTCCCAGGCCAACGCCATTGCCTTTGAAGGAGTACCAAGGCTCTTCACAAGGGTTTTCGTCCTCCCATTCAGAGGCGTAATCAGGATCTTCACAAGACCAAGCTGCCCAGAGGTGGAGTCCCAGGTCATTGGGAAGGGCAGAGTGAATCGCCATCCCGATTTTGACCCAGTGATCACGGGTGCCTTTGCCTTGGGGCGTGATGACAGAAAGGCATTCATGGATGATCTGAGCGATTTCATCCTGAGTGCGATCAGAGAAGTCGAGATCTTTTTTGTTGATGGTGCGTGGGGGTTGCTTCATTTCTGCCAGCAACCAATCAGGAGCTGTCGGGATTTTGCTCAGATCGCCTTGTAAGAGGTACTGACCAGGCTCAGAAACCTTGCCACCGGGGTAAGCACCACAGACAACGCCCTGACGCCCCCAGAGGATCTCGTAGTCTCCACCGTCTTCCTTACGGAGTCCATGACCCTTTACGTCGGCCCACAGTTCTTCAGGGACACGGAACAGATACTTGGCTGCGTTGGTTTTAGTAGAGAGAACTTTTGGAGCGTCATCCAGCGTGGAACCCCAAGCGTGCAGGTATTTAGAGAGGTTCCGGTCAACGTCAAGGATGACGATGCCATTGCCACGAATGCCAGTGAAAACACCAACAGCCTGGAGGTCAGGGTTGCGTTGGATCGCGAGAGCTACATCAGCAGGTCCGAACTTCTGTTCGTAGCTGGCCTCTAAGGGGTTTTTACCTGTTGCAGGTTTGCCAGACAGCATTGAAGTGCCTTTGGCATAAATCGGTGCATATACCAGTCCTTCAGGAAGTGCCTTGACGAACTCTTGAAATTTCATGTAAGATTGGAACGGAATGTGAAACCAACCCGATCTGCCCCTTGATCTCCAGGGCGGGTCGGGTCTTTTTTTATCCTACCGAAGGTTGACGATGGGGTCAATCGCGTCTTACACTGCTTAGGCGTCTTTATTGGCGCGACAACCCGCTACACAATCCCACGATGAAGTTCTCCGCCGAATTGATGGCTCTTGCCGAGAATGAAAGCTCTGGCAAGTCCTCTGCTGACAACTACCTTCGGTATACGAAGTTGGAGTCTGGCAAGCCTGTCAACTTTGCTCTGCTTGACGAGGATCCCCTTGAGTATTGGCTTGTCTGGGGCGAAGCAAAAGCTGACGGTTCAATGCGTCCTTTTCGGTTCCTGACTGAACCGAGCGAGGATGACATTGAAGCTGAGTTCGGTCCTGAGTTCACTCAGTGCCTCAACTATGAGCGCACTGGTCCTCGTAAGCCGAACAAGTGCTGCACCTACCCGGTTTACAACTGGGATATGAAGTGCGTACAGGTGTTGGAGGTTTCTCACATCACCGTGATCAAGCAGTTCATGAAGTACGGCTTGAACAAGAAGTACGCCCGCAACATCCTGGACTGGGACTTCGAGCTGTCCAAGATCTCTGGTGATCGGACGCGCTATGAGCTGATGCCTGTTCCTCGTGATGAGGATGAGCACGATGAGGACGAAATGGCCAAGGACTGGAAAGCGGCCCAAAAGGCTGGTTTCGACCTGAACCGGATCGTGGCTGGCGGTGATCCTTTCAGTGATAGCTGAATAGGTTTACATAACTAAAACAATTAGGGGCTTGACAGCCCCTTTTTTCGTGGCTTACATTGCCGATGTCTCTCTCTCATGGCTCTCTAGCTATGCAGTCTTCTCAAAAGCAACAAGGGCTTTCCCAAGGAAGCGCCGTAGTGCGTCTCGTGGACATTGCGCCTGAAGGCAAAAAATGGGCAAAGGGAATCTTTGCTCAGGACACTCCTGAGGTTGCAAACCAAGCGACGTTTGTATGGCCTGACGACAGTCGCAGTTTTGATCTGCACGATCTGTTTGTTAAGCACCAAGCGAGTCAAGCCGAAAAAGGTTGCTTGATTCCGTCCGGCATCGACATCATCGTTTATCAGATTCGTCCTGCTGGTGCTGGAGCGACACAGTGGAAGGCAAGTGCAATGCCTTTGGACTGGCAGCCTCAAGAGGTAGTGGACTTAATCGTTCCGCCTACTGAAGCGATCAAAGAGTTTCGTGAACCTGCTGGTGTAGAGGCTCTGCTTCAAAAGACCGATTTCGCCACTAAGGCCATGAAAGCCGTGGCGCGTGCGCTTGAAAAAGATCCCAACGGTGTAAAGCCTTGGACTTTGACCGGAGTTACTTGCGAAGGCAAGCAGGCTCACATGATGCGTGAATTGGGCATTGAATTTGGTGTTACCCAGCGTGGGCTCCTTGCCAACATGGTTGTCCATGAGTATTTGAGTCTTGTGGAGGATCACCTCCGCGATTCAGCTGACGCCAACCCTTTCTGAGGTTCAGGCAATGTTTGAATCAAAGAGAGTCACCCGCGAGGAGCAAGTCCTCGTTATTGACGATGCTGAGCTGACAGGCATCACCAGCTCCGGCAAGGACAAAGGCTTTGTCGTTAATTTTGTGATGGAGCGTGAGGGTGTGGAGACGCATCTTCATGTGCATCTGTCTCGTTCTCACCTTGAAGCGATCAGGGATGCACAGGTTTTAACTGTGCCTCAGCTTCGAGCTGTTCACGCTAAGGCTGCTAAGGCAGAGGAGGTCTCGAAAGAGCCCCCAAAGCCCGAAGTTGAAGTGGTTGAGGTTCCAAAGAACACCCCGGTCAAGATCGAGACCAAGGTGACGGTATTGGAACCCGGTCCTGCTGAACAGGTCAACTGGAAGGATCCCAAGCTCAAGGCACCACCGAAACGTCAGCAAGAATCTCGTCGTCTTTCTAACAAGGAGGTCGAAGAGATGATGCACCAAGTGTTTCGGTGGTTTACCCGGTGGCGTCACAACAAAGGCCGCAACCGGAAATACGCGTCACTGGAGCGCTATTTGCATGTAACGCTGCCTAACCAGTTTGGGATCACGCTCGAAGTTGCCAAAGGTATTTATCGTGGAGATAAGTATCGAAGCGTTAGCGGTGGCTATCGCAATCAGTGGGGCATCTTCATCCACAACTTAAAAAAGAGTGGGATAGAAAGCGAATTACCGTTTTACCTACTCAAAAAGTACAGCTAGGGGCCTTGTGCCCCTCTTTTTTTATGCATATATTAGTTTCGGGAAGGAGTGTCTATGAAACCACCCGACACAGTTACAACATTCATGGAGGACGGTTGCGTCTCAGTGACTGTGGGTAATCTGACTGGGGTTGTTTCGAGCGCTCATCTCGTGGAGCCCAAAGAAAATCAGCTCCGTCAAAGGTGGCTGGAAGAAAACGCCATTCATGACGACTGAAACTGATCCGCAGAACATTTTGGCTTCACTGCGTCAATGGCAGTTGGAGCAAGACAATTCAGGCAGATTCAGGGTTTACAGGGATCA